TTTATTGACTTCAGCTGGTTTCTCAGCAGGTCCCTCGGACACTTCCTCGGCTTCATCGGCATTTGCGGGGGTGGCAGCATCTCCTCCGGTTAACCCATCCGTTAATGTAAATTTATTGCTGTAGTTGAGCAAGAGCACAGAAACAATAACGATGGCTAGAATGACAATCCATTTGTTCCATCCGGTAAAAGATAACTTCAACGTTTTCATTAATCCGTTCATTTCTATTTATATAATCGGTTGACAAAATATTTTCAGGACATGATATTTTATATATTTGCTAAATATTTTGACTATTCATCATCATCTGAAAATATACTATCATCCATATCGCTGTCGTCATTCAAATCTGTCAACATGTAAGTATTTTTTATACGTTTTGCTTCTAAATAATTGGTTAATGCTAGTGTTTTTGCTACCTTTGCTTTTTTAAGAGCTTCGCGGTACATATTATAATAAACGTCGTCTCTCTTTCTTAAAAACATTGTTTCGTCATCGTTTGGTTTAATGTCTATTTCTACTAAATTGATATCGTCATTTGTTGTCTGTATATTGGTTACGTCGGATGTATCCATTTCGTCATTTTCATTTGACGATTTGACACTATTGCTAAAATTATCTAGTTCATTTATTGTAGACGCAGGTTCATCTTCTGCTGTTATGACTTCTGTTGTTACGTCTTCTGCTGTTACGTCTTCTTCCTCTTTTACGTCTTCCTCTTTTTCGTCTTCCTCTTTTACGTCTTCTGCTGTTACGTCTTCTTCCGCTTTTACGTATTCTTCATCTTTTACGTCTTCATCTTTTACGTCTTCCTCTTTTACGTCTTCCTCTTTTTCGTCTTCCTCTTTTTCGTCTTCCTCTTTTACGTCTTCCTCTTTTTCGTCTTCCTCTTTTACGTCTTCATCTTTTACGTCTTCCGATAAATTATCTGTATTGTTTATTTCTTTGTGTTTGTTTGTAGTCAAAAGACACTTGTTAAAAATGTCTACCTCTTCTATTATCAAAATCTGCTTGATTTGCAATTCCAATTGAAAACTCCTTGCTGAACATTTTATGCCTTGTATGTCCAATATAGTAGCAATTGTCTGTTCGCTGTTAATATTGTCTACATCAACATCCTTTCCTTGCTCGTCGTATATTTTGACGTTTAGTTTCCCCATCATATTTGGTATTGTTGCACGTAAAATGTAATATTTTCCCGATTTAAAAATCTTAAATGGCGATGTGAATGAATTTTCTATATCGTCTTTTTCTAGTTCACTATCGAACCATTTGGCTCTATTTTCAAAAATTCGGTCTTGGCATAAAATTTCTAGTTTTTCGATCCATTCTATAAATGACTCGTCTGTATTTGTAAACATTAAATCGCAGTATGTTCGCCTGCCGCTCCTAACTATGCCACTCTTTAATTTACATTTAGGGGGTTGTACATATAATGGCTTACCATCCTTCAATATTTTTATGAAATAATTGCCCCCATTTGTGCTACTAGGAGAAGTCAGATACAGTTCATTAAAGTCAAATTGCTGTTCAATGTCTACAATGCCTTCCATTTGTATTTTTTGATAAATTACTATCGCAATAATTACGCAATGCGTATATTAAAAATAATATGTTTCTAAAAAGAAGTAAAATGAAGTTACTCCGTGATAAATTATTGGAATTCTTCAAAAATGAAGACTTGCGTAAAGATATAAATGTAGTTATAAAACCCATATCTACGTATATCTATGATGAAGTGTATGTTTATTTATTGATTTTTGGTATATATCACATATTTCAAATAATAACAATTATGATTATAATCTACATGCTATTGAAAATTCAACATCAAAATAAAAATCTTAAATATATATATATATAAAATGGTAAAACACAATAGGACGACTAAAAGAAGAAATAGAAGGACAAGACGTAATATTAAGGCGCATGGGGGTGTAGGTAGTTCTTCTGCGGGTGTTCATATATTCGGTGACATGGACAATCAACACACTGTCGTTGGATATGGAAATGGTATAGCGACAAACTCGTCCGATACATATATGGCGAATGCGGATCAATATAATGATAAAATGGTAATAGATGGCGTTGTTGGTGGAACAAAAAAACGTCACGGAGGCAATTCTATCATAACTGAAATTGCAGTGCCTGCCGTATTGTTGTACGCAAATAACATAATCGGAAAAAACAAACGTTTAAAAAAGCAGAAAAAAAAGACAAAACGCGTTAGGTTTTCTCGTAGAATTAAAAGATAATTTAATGTTTCATTATTATAAATGGCTAATAATGAATCACAAATTGTTAATAATACACGAAATGAGTTTATCGACAATGTTAAACAATGGGTTACTTTAGATAGTCAATTAAAAATTGTTAATGAAAAAACGCGAATTATGCGAGAAGCAAAGGGAACTCTCAATGGTAAAATATGCAGTTTTATAAACGACAACAATATGAACCATAAACACGTTGAGATTAGTGATGGGACATTAAAATTTTACAAACGCAATGAATACAAACCACTCACATATGCTTATTTGGAAAAATCATTACATGAAATTATACCCAATGTTAAACACGTTGAACAAATATTACAGCATTTAAAAGAAAATCGTGAGGTGGTTGTTCATGATGACATTCGGCGAAATTATTCAAAATAAATTACTGGCGATATATATATATAAATGTTTAAAACCGAACCATCATTTTTACAAAAATCTACATTTGAAGAATTTAATGACAATGGTTCGAAATATACCGTTGGTGGATATGTTTATGTTGATACCAAGAAAACCAATGATGGAGATGAAATACTTGGCGGTGGTAACAAACTAAGGGACAAAGTTGTTCCCATGGGATTGGTTTTAAATCGTTATAATGAAAATCTTCCACAAAAGAAGTGCCAGGAAAATATTGGACTTATTGATATAAAACTATTTGACGAGTTCCTTAATTTGAATTACAAACCGCTTGCAAATTTAACACGCAGTAATAAACGCAATCGGCACAATAATCATACTAGAAAGCGATGAAAAATGATCTATATGTATTTTAAACAATTACATATAGATTTCTATTTATAAACAGACCAGTCCGATTTGCTATGAGGATTTAGGTTTAACATCTTGTCTGCGTTTTCCTTCCAGAATTTTATCTTTCGTTCCGTTATTATATCCCCCTTTGTTCTTGGAGTAAGTTTGCTCATTTTCATTCGCTCAGTATCTAATTTAGATGCGTTGGGTTTCAATCCAAAGCAATTCACTCCATATTTAATCTTGGGGTTAGGCATAAAACCACCGTTTACACCTGGTCGTCCACAACTATTTTTCATTTTATTATTTGATTGTAATTTTTTCCACGTATCTTTCTGTGTAGGGAAATATGCCATTTGGTTTTCCGACCATCCATAGTTGCACCATTCTCCTCCCGCATTATAAGCCGCCTCAATTTCATCATAAGACGCCAGACGAGCGCCCAATGCGCTGCACACATGAGGAGCTTCTTCGTAAGTGTATAAGTTGTTCGATACGTTAAATACCTCATCTGTTGAAATTGGTTCTCCTGGAGGGACAGGTTCTTCTGGAACAACAGGTGCTCCAGGAGCTGTTGGATCTTCAGGCACAGCCACGTCTACTTCGTCTTCAACTACTATATCATCGTACAAAAATTTGTTAATTACATCTTCGAAAATTGTGACTACTGGAATGTTAAGAACGTCTGTAAAAACAACCGCCAATATGTTAATTAATAACGCGACCCACAACATAAACTGTAGAATGTCTAACACAAAAGAACTACGTCCATCTGATGTAGGTAGATGTAATATTTTCGTTAGTCCTGTTGTAAACACTAACGCAACTATAAATGTAAATAAGGTTTCTATGTTTAATATGGATTCTTTTGTGTGTGTGTATGTAGTTTGTGTAAGATTACTCTTTTCTTCTTCACTGAGGTCATAATATTTTTTAAATAAGAATACTAATGAACCTGCTATGATTATTATATTCGTAGCTGTAATTAATGAGTCTTGACTCTCATTTGATGACATTTTAAAATAGATCCCTAAAATTATATATAACACAGCGAATATCGCTAAAAACGATATCAATATTTTCAGGTTTTCTTTATTGAAAAACTTTCTGAATAGTCTCATTATCTTGCTTGGTTCAGTTCCGGTTTCCACTGTATCGGTTGTATCAGCTGTATCGGTTGTATCAGCTGTATCGGTTGTATCAGCTGTATCGGTTGTATCAGCTGTATCGGTTGTATCAACTGTATCGGTTGTATCAACTGTATCGGTTGTATCAACTGTATCGGTTGTATCAACTGTATCTGATTCTGTTGTTGCTGCTGACATATTATATTATAACGTGGTATTTTTTTTACGATAAAACAAGCAGTATGCCATGGGCGTTATTATGCTAGATGGGTCTGCAACCTTTTGAATAATACTATCATTGAATAAGAACCAATTTCCCGTATAATTTTTCACAAATGCTGTATAATGTCCTCTAAATACACCTCCACTGTGATTGCATATTGCGTATAATTCATAAACATATGATTTGGGTTTATAACCACATACATATTTCGACAAGTCGAGGTTGTCCAATGGAAAACGAATATTGTCGTTACGTTTATTTGTTCCATCCGCCGAGAATCGAGCAAGTGTAATTACCATTACATTCGGAAAATTCCAAAAGCGCGTTCGCTTTATTATATCCTCTTTCATTTTAGTTTTTTCATTATACCACGCATTGTCTCCTTGTAATTTTTCTTCTTCCGTATATAAATCAAAGCAATCATATATTGTTATGTTCTCTTTGGTTGGTATTGGTAGGTCTGTTATGAAATACTGTTCGGGTTTTATAACATGATGTGTTTTATGGTCAATAGATAATAATTCCGTGACATGAAGTCCGTAAAACATATCCATTATCTCACTATATTCACGACCATAATTATCTTTAAGATGGTCATAACACTTAATCGCCAATTCATCTAGTCCATTTTCTTTCTTACCTGATACGCGAACAGATACCGGGCGGGAAAAACTATTGTGTATACAATCTAACATAAACAATAAAAACTCAGAAATGTCATTTTGACTCCATCCTGTAAAAATGTTAATTGCCTTCTTTTTAGCTACAGATTGGACGCTTGTTACAAATTTATTGGGAGATATAACACCATTATTTTCCCATATTATTTTTCTTAGTTCATTCCATTCGTCCAATATTTTACTATCGTCATTGTTATTCCGCTTATCAGTTACATCAAGTAACATATTCAATTCATATGTATGACTAAGTGCCTGTAAGCATGAATTTAAAAAACAGGTATTTCCTAGATTTTCAAGTCCAACGTAACCATATTGATTATATTTAGGTGGCATTGTGTATTGGTGTATATAAAAATATAAACATTAATCTTTATATATATTAGAAAAAGTATGAACAGTGAACGAACACAATTTGGAGATACACGTGTACCCAATCGAAATAACGATACACAGTTTATTAGAGAACTAGCAACAGCCTACAACGAGAATATTCGTTTGAACAATCAGCATATGTTGGAATATAATCAAAATATGCGTGAGATATTAGCAATTGTGAGTAGGTTAAATGCGCCGATACTTCAACGAACGCCACCACGACGTCCGCCTCCCGCTATTCCTACAAATTTAAATCCATCGTCGTATGCGTCGACCAATTATACTTCTATTCCACGTTCAAATCTTACACCATTGAGGCATACAGAAAGCACAGATGTGTATAGAAACAATGATACAAACGAATATATAACTGTTCGACGCAGTCCAAATTCTCTTCTACCACCTCGCACTCAATCAAGTTCGCAAAATCACACCCCTGTCGCTGTTCGTGCGTTAAATGTAGAAACACCCATACTTGATATAAGTAGAAATTTATCGGTCGGACATACTTTAAGCATAAATCGACGTAGACGGGGACGCGATTCCAATTTTACATCAATGTATTGGAGGCTTCTTAGTGAAATGCCTGATCTCTTCAATCGCAATACAACCGACACCTCTGTATCAAGAGGGTTAACGATCAGTGAGATAAATATTGGTTTGATTAATGTAGACTATAACCCAACATTCCATGAGAGGATTGACACCAGATGCGCAATTTCACTGGAAGATTTTGAGACAGGAGATGCCATTACGCAAATTGTAGAGTGCGGTCATATATTTAAAGTTGAACATATAATGAGATGGTTTGAACGACAAACAAAATGTCCTGTGTGTAGATGTAATTTAAGACACACAATGCCAACCGAAAATGGCGAAGACGAAAGTGACCATGGAAGTGACCATGGAAGTGACCATGGAAGTGACCATGGAAGTGACCATGGAAGTGACCATGGAAATGACCATGGAAATGACCATGGAAGTGACCATGGAAATGACGGCGAAGTATTAGAAACAGATATTCAGAATCGGATAAATAACATCGCAGATGAATTAGCCAATTCTATAGTATATTCTCTATTAACACCAGGAAATATTAATAGAAATATGAATATGGATCAATCGGGAAATATGGTGTTCCAATATGACATATCGGGGTCTTATTAAAAAATTGTAAATTTAAATGTTTAAAGGTGTAATAGATATTGTTACTTAGCAAATGTGTAGAAGTTGGTAATTGTTTGGATGCCATTTTGCTTATTTGTGATTTTATTCAATACCTTGTCGAAAAGCAGAGTCTTCACTTTGGTCGAACAAAACTTCTCCTTCTTTTTCATATATAACTCGTAATCGTGTCCGTATTCGGACTCCAATAGTTCGATGTCCTTCCTATATTTTTTAATCGCATTTGGTTTGCGTTGGTGTTCCCATATCTTTTCTACAGCCAAACCGAATAATTGTTGTAAAGGCTTCATGAGCTGGTTCGTGATATAGTGAGCATAGTCAATATCAATGTTGTTATTGGTGATGTATTCGGGCGTTTCAATTCGCTCCCCCATCAACTTCTTCTTGTTATCTGTATTTACAAACAGATATTTAATACGGTCTCCTGGTTTGGGCTTATTTCCTGGCTCTCTCTCACCAATCCTATCAGCAAGGACCTTATGTGCGATTTGACGAGGGTTCTTATATCCACTACGTAAGGCACGAGTGATTGCTAGTTTATCCATGCTAACATTGCCGTCAATCAGATTGTTAAGGGAATCGTCCAAGAACGTAATGGCATTTGAAATCGTATTTTCCTTCATTAGGATGTTCACAATTCCCCCGTAAGTATCTTTGAGATAATCACAAGCATCACGACGCTTCAATGATAGACCCATGTATTTCAGTTTTCCTTTATCGGGATTGTGCTCGTATTGAATGCCAACATAACGTTTCTTTGATAATAAACAGAAAGGCCAGAACGTTTTCTCATACTCCAAATCGTGAGGTGCTTTTAGGAACTGAGTCGCCAATTCACCTGCTCTTTGTGCCAGCTCAATTGTGATTTTCAGACCTTTCTTTCCTGTGATCTTTTCCCCTTCGGGTGTTTCTAAGTTGAATGTAAAGAATACACTATCCGTATCTCCGTATACATACTCAGCCTTGCTTCTTACTTGTCCTTCTTCCGTATCACACAATGTATCTCCATAACACTCTTCTATTATGTGTTTTCCGTATATAAGCAATTTTCGTCCCGTAGCAGTGGTCGAAGCAGCTACATCTGGTTCATAAAATGTACTCGTCTTTGCTCCTGTCTGACCATATAGCGAATTTGCCGTTACCTTGATACTTAGTTGACGCTTGTCCAGAACATTTTTCATAAACTCGTCTTTCTCCAATGGGATCTTTTTACGAGTTGCCTTACGTTCGTATAACAACTCTTCTAGAATGGATGGTAGAACAGCTTTACCTTCAGGAAACTGAGCAAAACGACACAGTTTATGACCTTTCAATACCTTTACTGCTGCCGCAGTGGGATTCTTGCGAACATAACGAAATGTATCATATTTAATATCTACATACTTGTATCCGGGTAAATTGTCGTATATGTATTTACCGTGCTTGTCCTTTTCGCCCGTTCCTCTATCTATCAATTCCATCCCATCCAAATCGTATTCTCTCGTCCATACCTTACTGTCATGTGACAGATTCTCACTAATAATCGATGATGGGTATAGCGAACTATAATCAACACATGCTACGGGGTTATCCAGGTAGAAATCACATTTGGGTGGTAATACGATTGCTCCTTCATAACCCTCATTTCCGCCCGTCTTTTCTATATCGGGCATGAGAGTGTTCTTGATGCGACATTTCTTTGCTACATAACTGGTAAGCTTAATCCCCTGTCCACGGAATACGAGGAAACTGATTGGTACACTACACATACGAGACATCTCAGTATATCCCGTGATAACGTCGATCTTATTCATCAGATGGTGAACAAGGTTACAATCCTGGATACAATATTTGGCTACGATAGCTCGGTCAGCAGATGAACCATTCGCAAGTCTGAAAATGTCTTGTGGTGAAACATCATCCTTTGCCATGCCCCAGCGCACAGATTTTGTCATGTCAATTGTTTCCTCATGATGTCCCTCTATAGTAATTACATTATATTTGTTTGTCTGTTCCTTTCCTTTTACCATTTCTACAACATCTACCTCTTGGCGAATATCTACAGCGCGGAACTTCTTGCCACCTCCGTAATAATCTTTCGTAAATGTGAGAAGTTCGATGTGAATGAAATCGTCCTTATTCAACCCCGTGAGATTTTTACTATATAGTTCGGTAACATTCCCTAGTGTATCATGACTAATGTTCTTTACAATTCTGATATCATCGCCGATATACTCGCCAGCTACATCATCCAGTTTATACGATGATAGGTTGAAATCACGACGGAAGTACGTATACATGTCGATTTGAAGACGTCCTGTCGTTTTGGTATAATTTAAATCATATTCACCGCTCGCCAGAACCACCTTTGAGTGTTCTATTCCCTCCAATCTACCTGTGTCGCGATTTCTCTTACCACATACCTCATCCTTTTTCCTTGACAATTTAAGGAATTCATCGGCACATCTATTTTCTTGAGCACGATTAAACATAAACTGGTAATCAAAACCAAATATATTATACCCAATTATAATGTCGGGATTTTCCTTTTGAATCAGTTTTGACCAAGCAACTAGCAATTCCGTTTCCGTATCAACCGATTCGATTGTCGCATCTACCACGTCGTCGCATGTTCCTAGAACGAGACAATGATTCAGGTGCGGTTTTTTTTCACCGTAATTCATGAATGTTGAACCAATAAATGTTACTTTGTCTCCCTCCAAATCTGGCAGCACAGCACACAAGACTTTGTCCAGTTCATTAATCTTGTCTTCTCGTGCGTAATCATCGTTTAATAACATATCGACAACAGTGACTCTCGTATCTATCTTCTTGTTCTTTTTCGTGTAATAAGGATTGTCATCGTCACTGTTGTATCCAGACGACATGTCATTTAGTTTTGAAAACATATAATCGATTGTCTGCACATCTTTTCCGTTTTGTGCTTCCAAAATAACATCTTTCAGTTTCTTTCCTAGTATTCTTGTTACCTGATTCTCTATCACGGCTTTCGATGTTTCATTCGTGTCTTGTATCTTGGGATACACCAAATCTACTCCGTCAAACTTCTGATGACCAAACGCAGTTAATATGGAGTTTTTGATTAGCGTTTTACTCATGGTCTTGTTCGGCTTATGTTTATCAAATAGGTCCATGATATTGGATGCCAGTCTCTTGTATGTCTTTATGGGTAGAGGGAAATCGCCATGACTACTACTTGCCTCAATGTCAAAACTACATATCTTATACGGGACTGGCTTCTCACAATCGGGCATTGAGATCACCTGATTTTCACTACATTCATACTCGGCATCGCAAGTTGTTGTTTTTGCAAACACCTCACTCCTTTTTGAATGTTTGATCTTTACCCACCCGGATGGGCTTATTTCATTTATGTGATAATATCTAAGGAGAGGAGGAATATTACTTTCGTATAGTTCCAATTCGCACTTTTTATTATTTGCCATATATGTCAGATTTATACGTCGACGTTCACCATCTTCGTCATACGAGTTCCACAATCCCTTTGCTTTTGTCATGCCTGCGTTATTGGCGAACTTAAACTTGACAAATTTATATTCTTTTCCGTGTGCAAACCCATACAATTTCTTCTTCGAAACTAGTTCAGCTGACAACATGTATTTTGACGCATAACCCATCTTTCTCATCAAATGTGCTTTTAATCCCCCCACATGACTGCTGTCCCAATCATCGCCTACTTTCACGTAAAAGAATGGTTTGTAATTGTTGACCTTAACGCAGCAAGTTTTTCCCGTTTCATCTATGCCATACAATTCTATCATAAATTTGGGAATCTCCTTATCTGCTTGTTCTTCATCACTCCCATCTTTATTGGGAACATAATCATAAAAGTTACAATCGAACAATTTGTATTTTGCACATACAGATAGTTTTCGTTTTTTAGTTTCCTGGACCATTGGTCTTTATTGTGTGTTGTATTTATTATCTTGTATATCAAAGTTTATATAATCAATTTTATAAAACAGAAATAAAAACAAAAAAACACGTATAATAAATGACATTGGATAGTAAAGATGACCTGTATATACGGACATTCTGGATCAAACAATTCGCAATTTGTCGTGATATACGTAATTCGTTGAATAATAGCACTTACGACGATGAAATATCTCACGTCGTAAGTGGAGTTTTGTCTACAAACCTATTCTACAATGATTATCAATATTATTTTAATTCTAGACATTTCGGTACAAATATTAAGTGTCTCATATGTAGGGCGTGTGGTGAATATAAAAACATTAAAAAACTGAGTGATGTTAATTTCGCATTTTATTCAAATACAAGGATGTTATGTAGATGTTATGGAGATAGACGACTTGAAGATGATACGGATTATAACATTTTCAAGGGTGAAATTGAATTTGATGAGTCGTTTGTGGATTTCGATGAAACATTTATAGATATAATGAATGAATTCGAAAAATAACATTACTACAGGGTTATAAGTTTTGAAAAATTTCCATCTACGTAATGGTATCGAATAAACGCAATGAATCCAATTATCACATCGACTGCTAAATAAACCCACGCAAATGGGTCTCTGTTTACTGCTTTAAACGCAAAGATGAAATATAAAAGCGCATGAATTGGACGAAGATCATTCCACCATATTTTATCACCGAATACTTCTGTTCCCGTTTTTCTAGAACCAGTTAAATATATGTATGTAAAGCCAATTGCCGGCATTAATGCAGTGTATCCCATGAGTGGTAAATATTGGGAAGGGGCATATTTTGCGATTAATACTAATAATGCTCTTGTTCCGATGCATCCGATTAGAAACAATGTAAACCTTTTTTGAACACTATTCATATGTATATAAAATATATTTTATATATTACCACAGATATTTATGACTTAGTATTTTTGGTGTGTAATATCCTTCGCTTTTTATAATTTCGTCGTTTATTGCGTCCTTGCGACATTTAGTTCCAGAATGTCTTGAATAATAGTTTCTCATTCTCTTTCTTGTATTGTGGTTTTTATGTTTATATAATTTTAAATTCGTTCTATCTTTGTACTGTTCGTATCGTCTGTCACCGAAATGCAGTTTGCGAATCTTCCTTGTTTTTTTGTTTTTTATATATGCTGTATACTTTTTCGGGAAAGGTCCTTTTTTAAATTTTATTATTTTTTCTTTCATTCTTATACTATTGTTATTTATTATTTTATAAATTAAAAATCATTAATTCATAAAATTAATTATGTGATTAAAAATGGATTCCAAATAGACTACGCTTTTTAGTCTTCCTCTTGTGTTTATTGGACTTCGTCTTCTTGCCTCTTTTTACCACTTTCTTCTTGGTGTTATTGCCGCGTTTCTTCGCCTTTTTCCCACCTGACATAGTGTTTACTTTTAACATCCAATCTTTCAGACTGTTGAAATCACGCTGACCGTCATAACTTTCATACTTTCCGCCGCCACTGGTTCTCAATATAGTTGGATATCCATCGATTTCTGGCAATCCCAATTTGACCTTCTTGTCGGGTAGTTCCGCTTCTTCTATTAATGTTATTTTCGGTGCGTTTGAAATGCCTTTTAATTTATTCTGTATTTGTTCTATGACGGGTTTTAATACCTGACAATGACCACACCAGTCGGCATGTATGATTACTACTTCATTATTCACCATATTGTATAATATATACATCTATTTTTATGAAGATGACTAAATTATTTTCACAGATTACTATATATAAATGAGACGTCTTATCTTATTCGCCATATTAATATTTTTATTCGGCATATCGGTGTGTTCAGTTATTTCTATGAAAAGCGATTCGTTGGAAGAGGGCATGAAAGATAATAACGATGGTGATAATAAAACGGTTTGTGGTTCAGCGTTAATCAAACGCGGGGGGAAACTATTATTATTTATAGACCCAAAAGACCCAGATGAAATTCCTATTGAGTTTGAAAGTTTAGATGATTACATTAATTATTTAGAGGAACAAAAAGCAAAGGGAATTGAGTGTCCTGTGTTATTTATGCAACAGGAAAATGATACACAAGGCAATGATGTATACCGAATTCGTCCTAGCCCCATAAATCAACAAGGTGGCATGCAGCCCATCGATGTTGCCCCCATTAAAGATGCCAATCGTCTTAATTATCCCTACAATTCAAATCAGTATCCGGGATTCGACCCACTTGGATTACAGATTGGCGTTTACAATGAATTGGACCAAATACATGACTCTACCGGAACTATTCCTATAAGCGATAGTCCTATGGACCCGAATTGGGGCGGTGCTGAACACACTCGTAACATAGTAGAGGGCGGGAAATACTCAGATAATGTAGTAGAAAAACCCTTGTATTTCAAACCCAAGACCGTGTTTTTACCAGATACTTTCGGTAAGAAAAATCCACCATCTTACACACCAAGCACTGGTCCTACTGAATAATTATGCTTAGATTATCTTTTTTCATCCTTTGTACTCATCAAATGATGAACAATATTCTCCAGTGCTTTTTTACTAATTTTACGCGTTTTATCGTTCGTAGTTATTGTTAGGTTCTCTAGACATGTATTATCTTTCTGTAAACTTTCTATCAGATGGTAGAAAGAATCGAAGTTACTCATTATAGAAATGGCTATTGCAGAACTTACGCCTGGTATCTGAGATAATATAATTTCTCCTATATTTTCAGTTGTTATATTATCCTTCTTTACCTTTTTCACCACACTGCAATAGTTCGGGGGGTCGACTTGTTCAATCATATTTATAGATTCTGTAGATGGTGTAGAGAACCTAGGTTCATTATACATTAAAACGCCCCTTTTATCATTGTTTATTATTTTATTCATCATAGAATATATCAAAACAGCAGTTTCATTTACAGTAGCCGTTCGCATCACACTAAACCCCTTATAGAGATTCAATGATGTTATCGCCGAATATACAATCTTTTTTTCCTGGGGGGTTCTCAATGAACTCATTAAACCCTCTATTATATATACAATGCGATGATTGGGACAGTTTGACGCGTGAGTCAACCGGTGAGATTGCTCCTCATATCGTCCGTCTTTTACACTTGCCAGCAAATCCTGAAGCGATTTACGTTCTATAATGCAAAGTTCTCCAACATCAGGTGTATCTCGTGTTAAAACTATGTCACCCAATATGAGTGTCTGTTTTACAAGAGAGAACGTGGTTGGATTTGACAACGAAAACAGCATAGAAAGTTGTTCCATTAATTTATGTTCTCTATCATCCACTATAATTTTCATTTTGTATAAAAATTATATTAAGATTAGTTTATATGATTTTTTACATTATTGTAAATCAACTAGTTCATCGGGATGTGGCTAAAAGCTTCACTGTAAATACGTGACCTATATAGTGCGAAAAATAATATAACACTTGGTTTATATTATTTTTTAGATATTACCACCATTTAATGCCACCTCATGGGGATTCCTACGCGGTGGTGAGACCTGACCTCACTTCCGGCAACGTGTGTGTTCATTAATACAAGGTTCTGAATGCCGGGGGCACTTCTGTATGCGTTCGCTTGGGAGACAGACGCAGTCTCGGTAGGGACAAGCCCCCCCTTTTTCATTCCACCACCTTGGTTCTGGTTAACAATACTAGAGATAGAGGATGTTCTTTTCGTTCCGCTTAATACCATTTTATATATAGTATCAAGATTTTTTTTATTTCGTAAAATTGATTTTGATAAAGCGTATAAAGATTATGCTACATTTACATCTAGACCTCCCATTTCATTTTATTAATGAATAAAATGAACAGATGCCTTACACCGACGAATATGGATGATGACGTACAAATTATAAAAAACAGCAATGGGGAGGATATCTACGTATTCGACCCTCACAACCCCCTAAATATTGAAATCACACCCGATGAGGTTCAAAAAGTTCTTTCGAATTACGGCATTGACGTACCAATAAATAATTTCCAACTTTATCGTAGAGCATTTGTTCATCGTTCATACATTCGTAGACCCGACGTAGAGAACGCAGAGAACAACATACAAATTGTGCCTAAACCAGATGATTGTATTCCACTTTATTCTAAATCAAATGAGCGACTGGAGTTTGTAGGTGACGGAATTCTTGAATGCATTACTAAATATTATTTATATCGTAGATTCTCAAAAGAGAATGAGGGATTTATGACCGAGAAAAAGATAGCATTGGTAAAGAATGAGGCAATCGGCAAACTTGCGTACGAGATGGGTCTGAACAAGTGGTTTATAATGTCGAAGCACGCCGAGACGAAACAGACACGTACCAATTTGAAGAAACTTGGTTGTTTGTTCGAGTCGTTCATTGGCGCAATGTTCCTTGATTTTAACAAAATCCAGGTTAAAGATGAAGATGGGTGGTTTGATAAGGTGTTTGTTACTGGTCCTGGATTTCAAATGGCACAAATATTCATCGAGCGCATTTTCGAGAAACATGTTGATTGGATTAAACTTATTCAGAACGACGACAATTATAAGAACATTCTTCAAGTGAAGATTCAGAAGGAATTTAAGGTCACGCCTCATTACATCGAAATGGAGCAACACGACCCTGATGCCGGATATCACATGGGGGTATATTTGTGTCTTGGACAACCTATTCATAGTGTCAACGCAAGCATTGCTACAAAACTTACGAATTTCAATTCATTTAAGGAAATACATCAGACCATGTCCGAACAAAGGAAGATCTTCGTTTTCTTAGGAGACGGATTACACAAAATTAAGAAGAAGGCGGAACAAACAGCATGTGAAAATGCCATCAAAAATCTGGAGGGGTTTTAAACCTATCAACATTTTAATCCGCCCCCATGGGCGCATGTTCAAATGATTATCGACCATTGACCACGAAGAATATAAATCCACCGTGCGGGTTGGATTATTCAATGGTTTTAACCAACATTATATATACACCTTTTTTTATTGAAATCTTGTTTTCAATAAAAACGAAATGAAAGATACATTCATATAATTTATAACAGTATATTATAGAGCACACTATGGAAAACTCATATTTAGAACAATTAAAAAAGAAACCTATACCTCAAATGGAGAAGGAAGCAATTATTATTATAGAAAATGGAGCGATTGAAGATAATGTACCACCGAAAGATACACAATTAAAAGACGCAAATGATGACGCCGAAAAAGATGATGACGCTGAAAAAGATGATGACGCTGAAAAAGATGATGACGCCGAAAAAGATGACGACGCCGAAAAAGATGACGACACGCAAGACAATGCTATACGTAAAAACAAAACCATGTTCACGATTGTGGATAAACGGCATGAAACAGTAATCGATAGAGACCTTATTTTACAGCGATTGGGTCAACGACATGTCTTCAATCAAGATGTATTGGTTGATGAAATACTACCAGAAGAACCTACTGCCCCTATCAAGATTAAAATCAAGAAGAAGAAAAAGGTTATTATTGTAGGAGACCAAACCCCAGCCATATTAGATGAGGAGGAAGGCACTAAAAAAATCATTGTTAAAAAGAAAAATGTTAAACCGAAGAACGTGTCGATTATGCCAATAAATAATTTCAAAATAGGAAGTAGAAGCATCAATGACCGAATGCCTGTGAACAAGGACAAAATAATACACAGGTCGTCTACATATTACATGAACAATCGCAAAATATCCATTGAAAAGTTAAATAAGCTATTCCAGCCATATACCAAGGAAATGGAGAATAATATTGGGTCTATATCATGTGATAGCAAAGATGTTGATTTTGATTTATTAACACACCAAAAAATTGTTCGCGATTACTTAAATTTATATACACCATACAGAGGTCTGTTATTGTATCACGGACTTGGTTCGGGTAAGACATGTTCATCTATTGCCATTGCAGAAGGAATGAAAAGTGATAAGCGCGTTGTTCTTATGACACCTGCGTCGTTGAAGATGAATTTTTTTAGCGAACTTAAGAAATGTGGCGACTTGTTATACCGCAAAAACCAGTTTTGGGAATTTATAGCTACTGTCGGACGACCAGATTATGCTGAGGCATTATCCAGTGCTCTCGGCATTTCAAAAGAATTCATTGAAAAACATAGTGGAGCATGGATGGTAGACATTAAACAACCCAGTAATTATACAGGACTTACAGCCAACGAACAAACCATACTAGACGAACAATTAAACGAGATGATACGCAATAAGTACATAGATGTCAATTATAATGGTTTAAATATGAACAAGGTTAACGAACTCACTGACAATAAGACCAAAAATCCTTTTAATAATGCCGTTGTCATTATTGATGAAGCGCATAATTTCGTCAGTAGGATTGTAAACAAAATTAATAAACCTGGAACCATATCATATATCATGTATGATTTATTGATGAGAGCAGAGAATGCCAAGATCGTTCTCCTCACAGGAACTCCTATTATTAATTACCCCAATGAAATTGGCATTCTCTATAACATACTTAGGGGGTACATTAAAACATGGAGGTTACCTCTCATTGTTAATACCAGTAAAAAGGTAAACCGCGATGAAATATTGAAGATGTTTTCCGACGAAAACTTTAAGACACACGATTTTGTGGAATATAGTGGAAATGAACTTACAATTACTCGAAACCCATTTGGATTCGTTAATAGCGAGTCGCAAACATACGCAAAACGCAACGTGACGCCACCTAAAAATAAAAGATACGGCGGGTCAAACCTCAAGGTAACCAAAAAGAACAGGATTATTATAACAGGTGGAGATAAAACAGCATTTGAAAAATACAATGGTGTTAGATTAGACGATACGGGTAATATTACAGACCATGACTTTATTTCTACAATCATGCGAATCTTACAAAATAATGAAATCGATGTAAGAGAGAATGGTATTCAACTCGAACTTAATAAATCTCTACCCGATGACAGGGATTCTTTCATATCCATGTTTGTTGATACCGATTCAGCAGCGATAAAGAACGCGAATTTATTTAAACGTAGAATATTGGGTCTTACATCTTATTTCCGCAGTGCACAAGAGAAACTATTACCTTCATTTGTCATCAACGAAGAAGGTGGCAATTACCATCTTGTAACCAGTGAAATGAGCGATTACCAATTCAATCTATATGAAAAAATCAGAAAGGTTGAAGCGGAGCAAGCCAAACAACAAACCATGAAGAAAAAACCCAAACCAGGAGAGGAGTTATTTGAAATCGCATCCACATATAGGATATTTTCACGTGCTGTATGTAATTT